CTAGCGCTGAAGGGCTGACGCCGCTGGAGGTCATGCTGAAGGCAATGCGCAGCCATGCCGATAAAGATGAATGGGACGAGGCGGCTTCGATTGCCAAGGACGCCGCGCCCTACATGCATGCCAAACTGGCGTCGATCCAGCACACCGGCCGAAATGGTGGCCCGATCCAGACCGTGGACCTGACAAAGCTCAGTGGTGATGAACTCGCACAACTTGAAAGCATCTTCGGTCCGCTTGCCGGATCCAGCGACGATGATGCGTCTGATCAGGCAGGAGAAGGCGAGGCGGGCACAGGAGGCTGAACGTCAAAGGGTTGCCCATGACGCGGAGCGTATTCGGGCGCGCTGCCAGTCTCTCGCCGCTTTCGTCCGGGAAGCGTGGCATGTCCTTGAGCCAGGCAGTGAGTACATTCATGGGTGGCATATCGAGGCCATCTGCGCCCATCTCGAAGCGATCACCGACGGCAGGATTATCCGGCTCCTGATCAATGTGCCGCCGGGTACGATGAAATCGCTGATCGTGTCCGTGTTCTGGCCTGCGTGGGAGTGGGGGCCGCGCGGCATGGCTTGGATGCGCTACCTCACGACCTCCTATTCGGAGAGCTACGTCAAGCGTGACAGCCGACGCATGCGCGATCTGGTCCAGTCCGATTGGTATCAATCTCTGTGGCCCGAGGTGAAGCTGGTCCGGTCAGGCGAGGCTTCGTTCGCCAACTCGGCAACGGGTTTCCGCGAAGGTGTGCCGTTCCAGAGCCTTACCGGTGGGCGTGGGCATCGGGTTCTGATTGACGATCCCCACTCGACGGAAACCGCTGAAAGCCCGGCCGAGCGGCAAAGAACTACCCGCATATTCCGCGAATCGGTCCCGTCGCGTCTCGTTGATCCGAAAACGTCGGCAATCGTCGTGATTATGCAGCGCCTGCATGAGGATGATGTCTCGGGCCAGATCGTAAAGCTCGGTCTGGGATATGATCACTTGATGCTCCCAATGGAGTACGAACCGGAGCGCCGGTGCCGGACATCAATTGGGTTTGAGGACCCGCGTACGTACGAAAACGAATTGCTATTCCCGGAACGGTTCCCGAGGGAGGTGGTCGACCGGGACAAGAAGCCTATGGGGTCCTATGCCGTCGCGGGCCAGTTCCAGCAGCGGCCCGTTCCTCGCGAGGGTGGCCTCTTCAAGCGGGAATGGTTCGAAAGCAAGTTCATCGCAGCCGCCCCAGCGGGGACCAAATGGGTCAGGCACTGGGACTTGGCCGCGACTGCAAAGACGACCGCGGCGCGAACCGCTGGTGTGAAGCTTGGCCGGGCACCTGACGGACGGTTCATCGTCGGCCATGTCGTGAAGACGCAGTCGGAAGGCAACGCGGTCCGGTCGATCATCAAGGCCACTGCTGAGCAAGACGGGAAAGACGTCGAGATCAGCCTTCCTCAGGACCCGGGGCAGGCAGGCAAGGTGCAGGCAAGGGATTTCATTGCCATGCTCGCCGGCTATGTCGTGAAGGCCGAGCCCGAAACCGGCGACAAGGTGACAAGGGCCGAGCCGTTCTCTGCACAGTGCGAAGCCGGCAATGTGTTCATCGTTTCTGGCGATTGGAACGCCGACTACATCGATGAGCTGTGCCTGTTTCCCGGCGGCTCGTTCAAGGATCAGGTTGACGCGTCGTCCGGTGCATTCGGGCGTCTGTTGAAGCCGAGGGCTGTCCCGCCCGTATTCGGAACCTATGGCAGGATTGCAAATGGCTGATACGCCTTACGCCACGTCCAGCGACTATGACGCCATGCTCCCATATTGGGAAATGGTCGAGACGATCCTCGACGGCGCCGATGCCATGCGGAAGGCGGGTGAAAAGTACCTGCCGAGATTTCCGAACGAAACGCAGGAGAACTACGATTACCGGCGCAAGAACGCCAAATTCACCAACATCTTCCGCGATCTGGTTGAAGGGCTGGCGTCAAAGCCATTCGCAAAGCAGGTGGATTTCGTGGAGGGCTCGGCCTCTGAGCGTGTGAAGGACCTTGGGGAGGATATCGACGGGGCAGGAAATCACGTCCACGTCTTCGCTGGCGATGTATTCTTCAATGGGATCGCCAGTGCGATTGACTGGATACTGGTCGACCACACGCCAGTGCCACAGGGTGCGACCCTGGCCGATGAAAAGGCCATGGGCGCGCGGCCCTATTGGGTTCGCATCCCGGCTATTCGCATGCTGTGGGTCGAAAGCGCCATGATCGCGGGCAAGGAGGCTTTCACTTACGCCGTGATCTACGAGCCGACGAAGGTTCGGGAAGGGTTCGAGGAAAAGACGAAGAAGCGCGTTCGGATCCTGATCCGAGACAAGCAGGAAGATGGTTCCTACGCTCCAGCCCGATACGAGGTTTGGGAGGAGGCGAGCAAGGGCGGCACATGGGTCATGATCGAGCATGGCCCGATCAGCATCGGCGTGATTGCTCTCGTCCCATTCCTCACTGGACGGCGGAAGGAAGGTTCGTGGCAGGTGCTCCCGCCCATGAAGGACGCCGCGTTCTTGCAGATCGAACATTTCCAGCAGGAAACAAACCTGAAGAGCGCCAAGGAACTCACCGCGTTTCCCATGCTCACCGGCAACGGCATCACCCCGCCGATAGATGAAAACGGCAATGCGGTCATGGCACCTATCGGCCCTTCGGTGGTGCTTTATGCTCCGCCCGGAGCGGACGGTGGTCAGCACGGCGAGTGGAAGTTCATAGAACCAACGGCTGCATCGTTGAAATTCCTTGCCGAGGAAGTCGACAAGACAGAGCAGCAGCTTCGCGAGCTTGGCCGCCAGCCTCTCACGGCCCAGACCGGGAATCTGACCGTCGTCACCACGGCATTTGCGGCCCAGAAGGGCAACAGCGCCGTGCAGGCTTGGGCATTGAACTTGAAGGACTGCATCGAACAGGCATTGGCCTTCACGTGCATGTGGCTGAAAGACCCGAGTGAGCCCGAGGTGTCGATCTATACCGACTTCGATGTCGAGACGGATTCGATCGATGGCATGCGTGTCGTGCTCGACATGAACAAGGAAGGACTTGTTTCGCGAGAGGCGACGATCACTGAAGCCAAGCGCCGCAACATCCTGTCGCCCGAGTATGACGAGGAAAAGGATCTCGACCTGATCCTTGCTGATCTGCCCGACGACGAGGCTGAGATTACGGCTGCTCTTCCACCGGCGCCCGCCGACTGATCAGGAACAATTCGGCATCTAACCGGCTCGGCAGGGTGAACCTCCGGGCTATTCCAACGCGCGGGAAGCGCACCAAATCCGGGATGGATACAACATGGCACTCAAAGCAATTCTGGCATCGCTCGATGGCATAGATGATGCGGTCAAAGCCTTTTATGTCGAAAAGGACGGGAAGTTCATTCTCGACGTGGAAACGGTCGAGGGCTTCGCTCTTGAAGATGTATCGGGCTTGAAGACGGCGCTCGGTAAGGAGCGGACGGCCCGCGAGAACGCGGAACGCCTCACCGCCGCATTCAAGGACATCGATCCGGCGAAGGCCAAGGAAGCGCTGGCGAAGGTCGAGGAATGGGGCAATCTCGACCCATCGAAGGAAGCCGATAAGATCGCCAATTCGAAGTTCGAGGCCGCCAAGGCCCAGCTTCTGGAAAAGCATACCGGCGAGCTGACAAGCCGCGATGATCGGATCGGCCATCTGACAAAGACGGTGGAAAGCCTGCTTATCGACCAGGCCGCAACTGCAGCTCTTGCCGAGGCCAAGGGATCGGTCGATCTGCTCCTGCCTCACGTCAGGGCTCATACCCGCGTCAAAGAGGTCGACGGAAAGTTCGTGGTCGAGGTGGTCGACAAGGACGGCAACGCCAAGATCGCGGACTCCAAGGGCACACCTATGGATATCAAGGGTCTCGTTGCCGAGATGCGCCAGTCCGACACTTTCGGCCGCGCCTTTGAGGGCAATGGCCAATCCGGTACCGGCAAGCAGCCGGGCAACGGTGGCGGTGGACTGCCACCGGCCAAGGGAAATTTCGGCGGAACGCGAGAGGAGCGGGCAGCGGCCATAGCCGCCAAGTTCCCG